GCTTTTGACATCGATGGGGCGTGTGCAGAACTGGCCGTTGCAAAGGCTATGGGTGTCCATTGGAGCGGCCATATCGGGTCATTCAAGGAACCTGATGTCAGCGAGATTCATGTTCGGTCAACGTCTAGGAAAAATGGTCATCTCATCATTCGTGATAATGATCCTGAAAAATACACCTATATGCTTGTCATTACTGAATGTCCGAATTACATAATTGTAGGCGGGATATCTGGTAAAAAAGCTAAGTCACTACCGAAAAAAGATGCTGACGAAAATGGTGCAGGCGCATGGTGGATAGGCCAAGAAAGCCTGCATGACCCACAGATAATATTTAACTACATCAAAGGAAACTTTGAAAAATGACCCGTGTCCGCATAACCGCAAAAATGAGAGTAGATATTTTTATGCGGCACGATGGCATCTGCCATTTATGCAAAATGAAAGTAATTCCGGGAGAGGATTGGGATGTCAGTCACGAAATTCCTTTGGAGGCTGGTGGACCTGATGACGCTTCTAATTGGCTCGTTGCTCATAGGAAGTGCCATCGTGTTCACACTGCTAATGTTGATGCTCCCCTAATCGCTAGGGTTAAAAGAATCCGACAGCGTCATATTGGGGCAAAAAAATCGCGTTCACCACTGCCGGGTGGAAGACACTCTAAGTGGAAGAAAAAAATGGACGGGTCAGTTGTTAGGAGAGATCAGTGAGACTTTTGATCACAATGCACATGCCCAGCGCACAGGGGTATTCGGTGCATCAGCTTACCGTAGAGCATCCATCCGCGAATCTTGATGATTTCTTGGATACGCTCAACGATTACGAATTTATCAAATGCCACCTTTATTACAGAATCCCTGATGAAATTAACGGAAAGGTTATCTGGTCAGATAAGGGCAGTATTTTGATAAACACCTCGCACATCGGCAAGGTGCAAGAGTTTGTTGAATATGGAGAAAGGGAAACAGATGACAAATCATACGGATATTCTGAAGGCATCGGCAACAATACTGGCAGACAGAGGCCGCCGCTACGGAAGCGTGGAGGATACGTTTGACCGCGCCAGCCGCCTGTCAACGATCATGCTAGGCAAAGATGTATCGATGTACGACATCGCTATGATCATGCATTGCATGAAGATGGCTCGTCTCAATGGCTCTAGGACACTGAACGACAACTACGTTGATGGCATCAACTACCTTTCGTTCGCAGCCCAGTTTAGCGCGATTAGCGACCACATGGGCTCAACGGTTGAGGACGATATCGTTTCCTTGGCGCGGAAGTTTGCGCCTAGGTCAGCAGACCACGGGACACTCCCACAGGCTATTTTGACTACAATGCCTATACCGGAACCTAAATCTGAATAAGGACTAGACCCATGATTGAGTTAACAGATGAATATAAGGAAATGATTGAGATGTGGAAGAAGGGGGCGACCTCTTCTGAGCTTGCGAAACATTTCGGTGTCACTAGAAACACAATCATGGGTCGCCTTAATCGCCTGAGAATCGCAGGGTTTGTTGAATACAAGAAACAACCTCCGCTCGTTCCAATCCCGGCGAAACAGAGAAAAGAAGAACAAAAAGAGTTTATAAATATTTTCTTCAAGAAAAAAGAAGAGGTTCAAGCATCAAAGGAAAACATATCGTTTATGGAATTGAAGCACAGTTCCTGTCGATACGTTGTATCTGGAGAAAAAGCTTCTGAGTTTATGTTCTGCGGTAAGCAAATATGGAAAAAATCTTACTGCGAACATCATCATAAAATCTGCATGTTCCCATCCGCTAAACGAACAGGGAAAGGCAACCCTTTCATCATTCAGAGGAACAAAAATGATCTTGCAACTAAACCCTCCCCTTCAAATAAAAACTCCTAAAGGCGCAGCACTAGCCCATTTTCTTATAGACTACGGCCCAGATCACGATCTTCTTTGGGTTTGTTTCCAAGTAGACGGCGAATGCTGGACATGGAAAAATAACGACATAAAGGGCGAATCAAATCTTACTTATGGAAGAACTTCAAATGGCAAACCTAATGCAGGATAAATATATAAAGTCTGGCTGGCACTGGTCGTTTGGATGGCTGAGAAGGCCAGAATTAGATGAGCCATTTGGATATTGCTACGAAGACGGGGATGGAGATCGCATCTTCACCCCAAGACTTGATCATAAGTTGGTATGTTATCTAGATTGTTTTGAAGACTATGCGTCCGGCGAGAAGTATGTGACTTTCAACTCGACGCCTATCAAAGAAATCGCTACAACTCATAAAAAGTTTATAAAAAATGGCTGAGATTCCAAAGGTTATTCACTTCATCTATCCATGGACAGAGAAGACCCGCCCATGGTCTTTGGTGAACACGTTGTCTGTCAGATCAGCAATCAAACACTATCCAGATCATGAGATCATTGTTTGGACCAACTCGCCCACAAGAGTGCCTTTGCTGGGCGTCACTGTTAGGAAATGCGCCCTTCCAACACAGGTCGGTGGTGTCGATATTGAATGGCCTCAATATGTATCGGATGTGATGCGGCTCCAAATCCTTTTGGATTGGGGTGGTATTTATATGGATACCGACATCATATCTCTAAAACCATTCACGCCTTTGAATGAGAAAATCCTGACGATTTCATGGGAAGACAAAACTATGGAATCTATCTGCAACGCATTCATGATAGCCCCGCCGGGCAACTTGTTTGTCAAAACGTGGCTAGACCATATGCCAGAGGCCATAACTAACCCAACATGGGCTTATGGCGGGGTTGTCCTGCCAAAAGAACTGGCTCTGAATCCATTTTTGGAAGATCAGCGGTCAATAATCAATCACAAGCTCGCATGTCCATTGGACCTGAAAGCAAACTGGATGTTTGACCCAAAGCTGAAAGACGCGGCAAAAGAGAAGATTGCCGACGCTTACAACATCCATATTTTTGAGACGTTTTGGCGTGACATCACTAAAGACATCACGCCAGAATGGACTGAAAAGAACGACTGCCTATTCAGCGAACTCTTTAAGACACACCGCCGCCAGTGACGACAAAGACGTTGCTTGCCACACAAAGGATTGTAGCAAGCCCGTAGTTGGACAGGGTGCGGTTGCCGGTCGTGGTCGTGCCAACAAGGCGAAGTGTTACGCCCGTGCCGCCAGTGATCGTCTGGCTAGACCCTGAATTGTTGTAAACCGAAACAACCTGCCCAACAGAGAATATGCTGGGAGGAACGATAACCCCGCCTGTGGTGATGGAGATGTATTTTCCGTTATCGCCCACAACCAGCGTATAGCTGGCCGTCTGTGAGTTGGCAGGAACGCTACGGAGATTGCCAGCGACATCGGAAGACGTAGTTTGCGAGACAATCGTATTGGCTGTCAGCGTCGTCCCGTCAAACGTCATGTTTGCCGAGCCAGCAAAAGCCCCGCCAGAATTGTAAGTTACCTGACCGGCTGCCCCGCCAATTGGCGCGGATCTAATGTTAGTGCCATCCGAGAAGATTGTCGTGACACCAGTTCTGGGAATGGCAAGGCTTGTGCCGCCTCCACCCGAAGCGATGGTGATGGTCCACGGGCCACCGGATGAGTCTGTCGTAGAATTGCGAACAATCCACTGCCCACCTTTACCAGACGGAATGGTATAAGTGACATTGGCACTGATCGCGCCGGTAATAGAAAGGATCAGGGAGCGATACTGGGTGTCCGTCAGCGTGGCAGAGCCACCAGTCGCATTGAGCGCCGTAACGCCACCGAACGCCTGATCGATAATATCCAGATCGCCGTTGACCGGGACGTTCCATGTATCGACGTAATCACCGTTGCCGGGCTTCTCAAGAATCTTGTTGGTGGTAAACGAAGAAGCCATGTTCAGCCCTCAAGATTACGGTTTGCGATTTCAAGAGCGTGGGCCACAGATGTGTCGTCCTGCTGAAGCAGGGTTTCCGTGGTTTTCCCAATGTCTTTCTTGGCTCTCTCAGCGGCGTTGACGAGGCCCTCTGCTGTGACGCGGCCACCCGTGGCGCGGCCAACCTTGCGCTCCTCATAGTTGAGGGGGCCAACTCCGGGCACATTGCTGTCCATCATTTGGCTCTGCGCGAGGAACTTGCCCAGCGTGTTTTCAATCTCTTCTAGGTTTTTTTCCCAGCGAGTGTTTTTTGCTGCGATCTTGCCCAGCGTATCGGCGGCCTTAAAGGCTACTGCTGGATCATTTGATGCGGCCATATCAAGCAAAGACATAAGCCTCCGGTTAGTCGCCATGGACACAGCCTTGGCTCCCACAGCGCCAGCCGCAGCTGCCCCTGCCATATAAGGATGCTGTTGAACAAACTGGATGATTGCAGGAGCACCGCTATAAGCGCCAATTCCGGTAAGGGCACCAAGTGCGCCAGTTTGGACCGGGCTCAGTTTTTTAGACTCTGCCAAGTTCGCCTTAATTTCGTTTAGCATCGCTGCTGTTCTTGCTGTGGCAAGAGACTGGTCAATCTGCCTAAACGCGGGAGTTCCAAGAACAAACCGGATGGCGTTTCTGGCCTCAATAGATTCAGGGCTATTGCCTTTGAATATTGCAGAGGCTTCAGACGGGTTTTCCTTTACCCACGCACCAAGACCAAGCCTAAACTGGTCTCTCTCACCAGCTGACATGGCATTTCTATTTACAGGATTAAACTTTTCCAATTGAGCGTGAAGCTCTCCCGGCGCAACCGTGCGACCAGAAGTTGGAAGAAGGTTTACAAATTCCGTTCCTGCTTCAAAAGCATTGCTACCACGGATAAATTTGCCAGCGTTTGACAATGCCGCGCCATAACCGGGGACCGCATTGGTCAAATTTGTGGTAAAATCATCGACCATTAGCTGAGTGCTAAAGCGGGCCGGATCACGGTTCGTAGCTTGCTCCCCGTAAACTTTATTGAGCCCACGTTTAACCCAATCTAAAAATTCAAGGGAAGCGCCAGATTGGCCCGGCTGAAGAACAATATTGCCGTTGCTATCAGTCGTAAAAGGATTAATCGGAGCATTCCGATTTGTACCAATCACAGATTTCCGAGCTTCATTGTCAGCCCAAGCAAGAGCCATTTTTCCTTCATTTGTATTCAAAACATTTATGATCTTAGGATCAGAAATGCTTTGAGCATTAGGATGGGTGTAAGCGGCGTTATAAAGCGGGGCGTTAGTTTGCCGTGCTGCTGTTTCAGCTTGTTGGCGCAACGCATAAGCATCAACCGGGCGGCCAAAGGCAGAATCAATTGTATTGCCAATTTGAGCGCCGCTTCTGTTGATGCGGTCCTGCAAATTAGCATTCACTTGAGCGACACGAGGGTCGTCTGGGAACCTTGCAGCCGCAGCACCAAGACGCTCCGGCGCTCCCGCGATGTCCGCAACATTTACAGGCTGCCCTGTCGTTTGACGGGCGATAAATTCATCCGGGCTAATTCTCTCTTTATATCTTGTTGACCCAGCCGCGCCAGCTGACTTCTCATAAAGCTCCCTAAGCGCAGCCGTCTTGGGGTCTATAAAAGACTCCGCTGCCCGAACAACTGGGCTTGCAAGTTTGCTACCCGCAGCGACAACCGCAGGGGCCGCGCCGCCAACGATAGCACCAAGCGTTGCACGTTCCGTCATTTCTTCCGGCGTTTCACCGGGCTTTATTTCGGACAATCCACCAAGTGTTCCGTAAATTGCTCCGGTTGCTGTTTTTTCAACGGCACCGGGAACTTTAGCCGCAATTTCAGCAGGCTTTTGAAGCCCTCTCTGTGCAAGGTACTGTGCAGCCCGCTGAGAAACATCTCTTACCGGCTGCATCAATTTTCCAAATTGGAGACTTGGGCTGATAAAAGCACCGGCCAATCCTGCGGCTGTTTCTGTGCCTATTTGAGAATAAGGATATTCTTGACGCCGAGCGCGATCCATCGCTTCTTTCCAAGCGACGTTGCTCTGGTATCGTTCTCCAAAGGTATCGCCTTCCCCACGGCCCAAAGCAGACTCAACTGCTGAATAACCAGAACGAAAAGCGGGACCAACAAGAGGAAGCGACGAATATGAAGGGGTCACTCTCGACAGCACAGGGGCTTCGCGAGCAAACTGAGTTGCTTTCGGCATGTATCCTTCGACACGCGCTTCAAACCCACGAATGCCGGGCGTTTCAGACGTAGGTTTTTCCAAGCTCGTACCTGAAAGAGACCGAACGTTGGTATCTGACTCAACCCCAAACGGAACGCCAAGGTCAAATTCAATCGGAGCTTTTGGTTGTCCAGCCATTATTGCACCTGTTGGAATCTGACGTTGCCATCCTCACCGCGAACAGCGCGAACCTTTGTCGGCTGGCTAATCGGGAATGCATCACCCATTGGTGTCCTCATTCCCGGCTCAATAATATAAAC